ATGAGCGAGAGCCTAAATGGTAGCGAAATGCAGAAGAGTCTGGCTGCTGCCCAAGCAGAAGTTACCCGTAAAACCGATCTCGATGAGGCAATAGAAGCAGCGCTCGTTATCGCTAGGCTAAGCCAAGGTGTTTCGATGTATGGCGCCGAAGCTGACAGAAAGGCGATCCATCACCATTCGTATGGCCTGATGCAGGCTCTTTACCGTCTGAAGCAGCCGCCGCCCCATGAGGCCTGACTGGCACATAGGCGGCTACGTCTTCGCAGTCCTGGTGCTCGTCGCCTTGGTTATGGCAGCGGGTATCATCCTTGGAAACGTCCTGCAGATGGCGGGGCTGGGTTAACTGGAGGGAATGAGCATGGAGATGATCGAACAAGTAGCGCGCGCCATCCACGCAAAGCACCGCCATCCGGACGACAACAAGCACTGGTTCCATGAAGACCCGGAGCAGTGCCAGCACAGCCGGCAGCTAGCTAAGGCTGCGATCGAGGCCAACGGGGGCACACAGAGAGAGCGCAGGCTATTCGAAGCCCTCTACGCCCTGGCGAAGGCGGCTGACCGGGTCATCGATGGGGATGGTGGACAAGCGTTTCGCAGTCTCGAGGCTGCCCTTGTCGTGGCGAACGAGGCGTTGGCGTACCCTACGACGGAGGAACCGCGAGCTTCTGACGCTCTACCCGGTCTAGCCGTTCCCTCAGATCCATGATCACATCGCGGGCGTTGTAGATTGCACCCTGCGCCTGCTTGATTTCATCGACCTGACGCTGCAGATCCTGGTCCTTGTTCGTGTAGTTCTGCCATACACGTTCGTGCTCCGCCCTCGGCACGAGACCATCTCGGATATCTCTGATTGCGGCATCAGAGCGGGTTCGATCCTCCACCCCTCGGGCAGTACGCCATTCCATTTCCTTCTGCGTCACTACCCTGTCCGTCAATGTGGAAAAGGCCTGCTGGGTCGCCTCGGACAGTTTTGCTGTCGCAACCTGCTGCAGTTCGGCAGTCTTCACTACTGCGGCGTCAAGGCGGTCCTGGTCCTTGCTCAAGCTGCTGTAAAAGAAGGCGCCGCCAGTTGCAAGGATCGTAAAGCAGACGCCTGCTGCCGCCCAAATGACAGGCCACTGCGTTTTGCTATTGCTACGAAGCTCGTTGGACAAAGTCCCGATGCTGGCGTTGACGCTCTGGAACCCAGTGTTCATGTTAGAACGGAGGTCCACAATGTCTTTGCCCTGGTTTTCAACCCGCTCAGACAAGCGAGCATACTGCGCCATAGGATCGAAGACGCCAGCTCCGTTGGGCATATCGTTGTTCCCTGCCGCCATGGATTCCAGTTCCCGTATTCGCATTGTTAACTATTCCGGAACGAACCTCGGGTAACGTTTCCCAAGCCGTTGCGATCCTGCTTATCGTACTCGGTCAGGCTCGGCGCTCTGCTTGAACAGAACGTCGGGCCGCTATCGAAAATTGGCTTTCATGTCCGCACCCCAATCGCGACAATCCTCTGCCTTGCGGTCCCTGAGGTCCGCGGTAATCTCCCACCGCTTCAGCGTCACAACGCGCGCTTCTTCCGGTGTAGGCTTCACCCGTCCGGTCTTGGCCGTGCATGCCTCAGGAAGGTCAGGGAACGGCTTTGCGGCTTGCACCTGCCCTTGCGTCACCGCGGCAGTGTGGGCGCGCTCCTGGAGGCTTCCACAGCCAGATAGAAGCATGACGGTCAGTGTCGCTGCAGCCAGTCGAGCTCGTCTTTCGACCATGCGTCCATCCCTTCCTTCTTTGCTTGTGCCTCGAGCTCGTCTATGCGGGCCTCTGCATTCTGTCGTGCGAGCTCGGTTGCGGCCGCACGTTCCTGCGCCCGCGCGCTAGCGGCTTCTGCTGTTGCGCGATACCGGCGCTCTTGCTCGAGCTGTGCCTGGAGAACATCGCGCTCGAAGGTGGTGACCATGTTGGCCGTCGCTGTCTCAACCGCATTGGCGACCTTGCCGTTGACGACCTGCCCGATGAGCGGAAGCCGAATGCCCTCGTATGTGACGAGCATGACCAGCGCACCCACCGCTATGCCGAGGATGATGGAGACCGTGATCTTGATGGGGTCTGTGAGGCTGGAGAACATCAGATGCCCTCTAGGCAGATCCGGCGCTCGTCCTTCCGCCGATTGACGAGCCCTTGGACGACGCGACCTCCTGCTCGGTCCCACATCAAAATGGCATCGCAGGCGCCCTTGAAGTCGCCGGCGTTGGCCTTCCGCGCAACAGACGAACCACAGAAGGCGCGGTTGCCGATGTTGTAGCTGAGGGACAGGAACGCGATGTATGGCTTCTGCGGAACGCTGTCAGGCTTCAGGAGGCATGCCCGCATCCCTGCCTCGAACTCCACCAGTCCGTCGCCAAGCATGGCCCGGCATTCGTCCATAGTGTATTTGTCGCCCATCTTGACGCCGCGCGTTTCTCCGAAGCACACAGTTGGAACGCCGACGATATCTTTGTAGGCTGTCGTGCGAACGCCTTCCCATGCGGCGACAAGCGCCACAGCAGCGGCTGCGAGGGCGCCGGATTTCTTGATTCTGCTAGAGGTTACTGGCATCGGGGCTGTCCTTTGATGGTGTCGAAACCGACTGCTGAGCGACGAGGCGGGACACAAGCGCCGCCATCGATGTGAAGCCGGAGAGAGCGGCGAAGCCCCCTCGCGGGATGAGGATCCACTGGTCGAGGATCGGGAGCGCTATCTCCATGCCTGAGAACAGCCCCGCGGCGAGGATGAGTTTGATTGACCAGGCGCGCTTGAAGATGCGCCCGAAGTGCTCGACCGGCTCTAGGCCGAACACGTCCAGCGATGAGGCAAAGCTTCGCTTCACCGCTGCCGTGACTGGCGCGGGTTCGTCCCGGTTCATGGGCTTCTCCGATATGTGGTGGGGTCAGAAGTTTTCGAGCGCGCCGCACGTTATGGTTGACGGCTCCGGGTGGGCATGCATGAGTACGGGTCTCAGGGGAGGAAGAACCATAAATGTCGACATGCCCAATTTGCGAAAGCACTGTATTCAAAGATTACAACGGACGTAAAAATGCTCGCTGCGCGGGATGCGGGTCCAAAGAGCGCGGCCGGGTCATGGCTTTGACGTTAAGGCGCTTAGCCCCTAAGCCAACAGGGAAGCCCGTTTACCATTTCGCCCCAGAAGAGGCGATCGCCGACATTCTGTTAGAAAAGTACGGTGCTGCGTACACCCCTGCCGATTTCGCACCAGAAGAATACTCGTGGTCCCCAGTTCCTATGCGAAAGGTGGATCTGAGCAAAGCCGCCGAATACCTCCCCAAAAAGGGAGTTCAAATGCTGATCCACTCGCATGTGCTGGAACACATACCTGGCTCAGTCGATCGCATCATATCCGACATGAATGACGCTATCGCCCCCGGCGGCTACCATATATTCCAAGTCCCAATCCATACGGGATGGTACAGAGAGGACATGAACCCAAGACTATCGCGTGAGGCTCGCGAGGAGAGGTTTTACCAGTGGGATCATCTACGGGTCTTCGGGACTAACGATTTCCCAGAAAGATGCCTTAGCCTTTTCCACGGCTTCGAGCGGATCGACGTTTCTAAAGTCATCACTGCTGATGAGCTTAACGAAGCAGGTGTCCCGCCGAGTACAATCACGAAGCTTACAGGCCATACCCCGTTTGTGTTCAGAAAGTTAAAGTGAGGCCAGAGAGCTAGGACTTAATGACCTTAGCTCTGAGGGTTCCGCTGGCGAGATCGACTGTCCCGCCGGTCTCATTCTGGAACCGGACAGAAACCGTGTTTGCTGCGCTCACACAGTAAGTCATTGTAATTCCTTGGAGGTCAAGCGAGAACGATGCAACGGCATAATCTCCAAGAGCCGCGCCGGTAACGGTGATTGTGGTGGTCGTGCCAGCGCCGTCTACAAGGCTAGGGGGGTCGTAAGTCACGCTGGACGACGGGTCCAGAAGATCGACTACCTTGATGTTCGCCGTGACCGGAAGATTGAAGCGAACGCCGCTCTGGCCGTTGATCACGCCCTCGAAATAGGTCTGCTGAGCAAATCGGGCTGCAGCAGCGTTACTGTCAAAGCCTGTGGTGCCGCCGATTAGGTGAGTGTCCTTGAAGGCTAGGTGACGCATTGCCTGACCACCGGGGAATTCAAGGTAGACGCCGGCCGCAGCATGGCTTTCAGACTGCAGACCGATAACGTCCAACGTGTTGATGCTGCCGCTGTTCGTGCCGTCGTCGTTGTACTCGGAGATGCGCATCGCGTTTCGCGCGGCGCTGTAGGCCTGTAGGCCGCTGAGTTCGCCGCGGGTGATGCTGGACAGATAGAAGCAGTCATAGGCGCTTACGGCCAGATCGCGGTTCTTCGATGTCAGCCCGGTGCAGTGAAGGCCGTTGATGTTCTGGAGCATGAAGCCGAAATCGTTGAAGCCAACTGCGTCTCCATTGTCGCCAGCGTCGATCACGGTAATGTCAGAGAAGCTCATGTCCTGCATGATGTTCGCCAGCGACCCGGTATAGGCTTTGACGCCTGTCTGGCCGGAACTCTTTGTCGTCAGCCCGCGGACCTTGCAGCCCTTGGTGTTGATGAAGCTGCCAAACCCGCCGAACCGCTTCGCATGCTCCGGAGCTCCTTCGATATATCCATCTTGGAAGCTCGAATATTGAGCGCCTTCAACCAGAACGCCATTCTGCCCTGCGTTAGAAAGCCCGTTCGGGCTGCGGCCGGTAATCGTGTAATCTTGCAGCCGGAAGTCGCTGACATCGCGGACCTTAACGGCGTTGCAATAGCTCTGCGCCTTGAGCCGGCGGATCACAGTTCCCGTATTGGCCGCGGCTTCGCCGTAGACTAGGACGCCAAAATCGAAAAATCTGCTCTCGACGTAATCAAGATCGGAGTCATTCCCGTTGATGCGAATGGCGCGGTAAAGCTGGCTCCCCGAGTTGGCTTGCTGTGTGTCAGCATAGGCGACAAGCCCGCCCTTGAAGCGATCTCCGGTATAAATCCCGCGGTAGAGCGTGTTCGACCCAAGCACACGAAGCCGGATCTGGTCAGCATCGGTATCAGCCCCGAAAGTCAAAGCCGTTGCGCCTGTGCCCAGAGAGGCGCCGAGATAGAACTCTGCGCCCTCTAGGCGGAGCTTGATATTGTCCGGAAATGCTACTGCAGCGTTTAGGAAGTATTTGCGGTTCTTCCTGCTGCGGTAAGTTTTGCCCGGGTTTGCAGCCATATAGACGAGAAGCTCTGTGAACGGCGTACCATTGATTGGGGTAGAGCCGTCGCCAGGGAGCTTTTCATCGAGATCAACGACATCGCCAAACCGTGCTGGTGCCGTTCTGGAAAGGCCACCAGTAATGGCTGGGAACATCCGTCCATCCGCCTGCTGTGCACCGCTGAGCGCCGTCATGTATTTAGCGTCTTCTGTCCCCGCAACAGCCTCCGCCTGGCTGAGCTTGCTGGCGGCGGGGAGTGCGGCATCTGCTTTTACGCCCTGCGCGGCAGACGCTACCGTCACACCGATCGCGGATGGCTGGAGAGCCGAGTCCGCTTTCGCGCCTTGGGCATTCGAGGCAATCGTTACCCCAACTTGCGAGGCGATAGACTGCTTCGTTGTAACGGCAGTCATGACCTTGTCAGAGTCGGTCCCTGCTTCAGCTTCGGCCTGGGATGCCGCGGGGCGCCCGGCGTAGACGATATCCTTGATCGTCGCGTTTTCAGCCGTGGAAAGATCCATGGCGAGCTTCTTGCTCTGGGTTGGTGTGCCGGCGGGAAGTGCATTAATACGTACTACAGCCATGTTCTGAGCCTTAAAGTTTGATGCAGTAAAGGACGACAGACGCGCGCGGACGGGTTTCGAGAGCGATGCCGGTGTCGGCAGTGTCGAAAGCCGCAGAGTTCGATGTCGCGTAGGCGTCTGCGACCGTGCCGGAGAAGTTGTTGCCGTTGGTGCTGGCAACCCTTGTTCCGCCTGGCTCTGAGCCATACCCATCACGGCTTCTTGAGGGGATCGGGTGGGCATGAGGCGGCACGGCGTGCTTGTGGGCTTTGAGCGCGTCATCCTGCGCTGTGCCGACGGTCAGAGTAGCGTCGTAGGCTAAGCCGTCATCAGAGCCGCGGAGGAAGCGCGTCCGGCTATCGAACAGCGTCATGCGCTTGTTTGCCGCGAAGTCTGCAGCAGCAGAGGCGCCGCGCGTGGATGGTGCGCCTACATTCGTCGTGATGGGGAGTTCTGCGTTAGTGAACTCCGTCCACAGCAGAGTGAACAGATCGATGGTGTCGGCGTTAGCGCGGGTGGTCGCGCCTGAAGCCGGGTTGCCGATCGTGCCGCCGTTTTCCTTCACCCAGCCCGTGGGGGCTGTCTTGCGGCGGAAAGCCTTCACCGAGCCGACTGGCGCCAGATTGGTGATCCGCGACAGTGCGTCCTGGAGCTGGGCATAGGTGACAGCATCTGTTGACGCTGTGCCATCCAGGAGGCCGGTCACTTTGAACCCGTTGAGGTTCAGCGGTCCGGTCATGGGCGCAACGCCAGTGCGCAGGAGAACCTGGCTTAGCGCAGCGCGAATGTCTTCAAGGGGCGGGTTGTGCTGGGAAGCCAGTATTTTCTGACCTGTAACGGCCAGATACCCGTTAGGAAGCGAGTAATTTCCGTTGTTATCGTAAGGAATGGGAGCCTCCATCAAAACGGGAAAAGCCCCGCGATTGCGAGGCTCCATGAGGTGGTGTAATGTTGTGGGTGCAGCCTCTAGGAGACCGAATGAACCGTTACCCCTACGAAGGGCTTGTCGTTACCGTCGTAACGCTTGCCATCATCGTTCCTTTGACTATCGGCTTGCGATATCTTTCAACGGTACTGCCGGGGTCCGGCATTTACTTGGTATGTGGGGCTATTTTCGCGGTTTGTCTGCTGATAGGCCACCTATGGGATAGGCGGCAGGCCGCGCAGAGGAAAGCAGCCGAGCAATCTCTGCGGCACGAACTTGATTTGCAGCCGTCTGAGTACCGTAGTTTTGCATTGCCTGAAACGCAGGCACAGCCTGGCCCGCTGGCCTCGTCAGAAAATCCGCGATTTCCGAATAGATAGCATCCTGCCGAGCAGATACCCGTTCAGGCGTTTGCCCAGTCAGGATCTGAGCAATCTTCTGCACAGCGTTCAGCGGCTTGCCTTGGAGGGCGGTACCAACGGGGCCTGGAGCAGTGATGTCATTAATCCGACCGGAAACAGCCTGTCTTGCATAGGTCTTTGAGTTCTCTGCGACCGAAGCCCTCAGCTCGAATGAGGTGGCGACCCGGTCCAGTTCATCGAACAAAGGCTGTGCCCGCTGCTGCCCAATTGCCTCTACGATCTTGTCACGGCTGGCGCGGCTCGACATGTCCCGCAGGGCTTTGATGCCCTCCCGCGCTTCCGTGTTGCCGTCGGAAACCGTCCTCGTGACATTTGCCAGAGTGTCGTCAATCCTTGAGCGGATACCCTGGGCAAGCGCATCCCGCTCTGCTGCCGAGTGCCCAGCCACTTCATGCGCCACCTGGTCCCGGGTCACGGATGGCGAAAGAAGCTTTGACCCGAACTCTACTGCCTGTGAACGACGGATAGGATCGGCTGCAGTGTCAAGCGCATTCCCATATTCAGGAACAGCAGAGCGCAGGTTGCCCCGGATCTCACGGGAAAGGTTTTGATAAGCCCTGCCGATGGGTGTTTGACCGCCGAGCGCTCCAGCCCCATCACCGCTCTCCGCGGCTTGGTTGAGAGCGCGGGTGATGTAATCGAGCTGACGAACATCTGGCATCTGCTCATAGACAACAGAGCCATCATCAGCAATGCGCGCAAGGATCTGGCGGGACTCGTGCCCCTCAAGTCGCATGAGACGGTTAGCATCTTGGATGACATTGCCGGGCACGCGCGATCTGACTAGCCCTTCCAGTGCCTGGCCTTCAGGTGCGGCATAGTCGATAGGCGAAGAGTACGCTGCGTTATAGGCTGAGTTCCGAGCGCCAGCGGTTCCAGTCCGGATAGCATCACGGGCAGTTTCGACCCCTTGAGGGGCACCAAATGCGCCATCCAATGCCGCGTTGATGTCAGCAGAGCCTCGAGTGACGCGAGCGTCGATGGCATTCCTGGCATTGACAGACCCCGACCCGCCCCGCTGAATAGCGGTATCAAGGACAGAGCGTGCATTTGGACCAGCATCCGCGAGCATAGCTTCGCCGCCAGCCCTCTGCATGTTCGCCAGCCCTTGCGGACCGAGCGACCCATCGGCCTGCAACGTGTCGGCAAGCATGCGGGAAACTTCCGGGGAAACACCTGCTGCTCGTGCAGCCTGCCCGCCTGCCATACGATCTGCAATGGCTCTGTAGCCGGACGAAACGCCCTGAGCGACAACCGGAATAGCCCCACCAGCAGCGCCACCAATGACGGCATTGAGGCCACCCTGTTCTAAGCGATCGGTAGTGCCTTGCCCAGAGCCGAACCCGTAGGTTCCACCCATGAGAGCACCCTCGGCAGCGCCAGCCCCAACGCGAGCCAGCAACCCGGCGTTTGGCGCCAGTCTGCCTGCGATAGACAAACCTGCACCGGAAGCGCCTACGGCAGAGGCTACACCGCCAGCAACCTGACCCGTCAGGTACGATCCGGGGTTGGCTTCTTTCGCCCGCTTGTCCTGATCACGGATCTTGGTCAGAAGCTCATCATAAGACCTTGGCTTATCGCCTGTGATGTAAGATGCGAGCTTTTCGGACGTAGAGCCAAGAGCGGCGCCGAGTTCGTCGCCAAACCCGAAAGATGCCGTATCTGCCGCTCCTAGTGCCGCGGAGCCAGCCATGCCGCCAGCGAACTGCGAAGGTGCCGTATTGGGCTGCGACTGTATTTGTTTGATCGCGAGCATCACGCCTTGCTCGTCGGGCGCCTCAACCTCAAACGGCTTGCCATTTACCTCAACTTCGTAAGTAGGCATTATGACCCCTTTGGCTTGAAACGGATGCCGGGCGAGACTTCTTTCCACCCTTCATTGGGCGTCGGCTGACCTGGCTGAGGCTTGAATGCCGCAAGAGGGTTAGGCAGCGCGGCGATGTCGCGGCGCGCATCGGCAGGTGAATAAGGCTTGCCGTCTTCCTTGAGTTCGCGGTTGGCAACGCGATCTGCGATCTCACCCGTCTTGATCTGGTAGTCAGTCAGACCGCGCATGGTTTGGATGATGGCCTGGTTGCCACCTGGCTGATTGATGAGGCGCGGGAGAGACTGCTTGAACAAAGCCAGATCCGCATCGGACATGGTGCCGGAGCCGGGCTGGCGCTGCTGCGGCACCAGTTGGTTGATGAGCGCGGTAGCTGCCTGGATATCGCTGAGGCCTTCCGTGGGGATGCCGTATTCACCGGCAGCCTGCTTAAGCACACCTACTGCGCCCTGTGGCGCGTTTGCCATGAGGGATTCCAGGCGATCGATCTGGGCCATCTTACCGCGGCCGGCCATACCCTGCTCCGATAGTGCGGCAAAGGTCTCTGCGTTCTTCTCGTCCAGCTTGTTGAAGAACTTCGACCCCTCACCCGTGTTGATCGTGGTGTTAGCGGCGCCGGCCTTCTTCATGGACTGCTGGAACTCAGCGAAAGAACCATCAAAGCCCTGCGTTTTCGCATATTCGTACTCTTTGATGTCGCCTGTCTGAGCCGCCTGCGTCCTCTGGAAATCGAACTTCTCGCGCTCGAGCTTGAAGCTTGGGTCATTGACCTTCTGCTGCTGCTCGTACTGCTGGCGAGCCATCCACGTCTGCTGCTCACGCTCTGCCTGGGCCTGGGCCTGCTGCTGCTTCAGAAGGAGGCCGGCAATAGCCTTAGTGCTCTCGCTTGCGCGAGGGTCCGATATTGCCTTGATGATTGCCGCATTGATGTTGGGCGCCTGCGATCGGGACTGCGCCGGGGCCGTCATAGCCTGCGCAACCTGCTGCTGCGGAGATGCTGGAACTGCCGCAACGGCTGGAGGAGCAGAGACTTCGACTGGCGCGGGAAGCTCCGGAACGAAATCGCTTTGAGCGGAATAGATCTGCGGCGCGCCTGCGGGTGGAGCTCCGTTCTGCACTGGTGCTGCTGCCTGCTGTGACGGATCACCAAACCGGCCATTATCGAATGCACCTGGTGTAGCTGCTGCGGCCGGCGCTGCATCACCGAAGCGGCCAGCGTCAAAACTACCCGCAGCCCGAGGCATTTCAGGGGAGACTAGCGTTGTCGCCATCGTCGGCTGGGAATTCACGACTGGGTCGATGTACCCGGAACTGGGAGCAATGGCTTCAATAGCGGCCTGTGGCGTGGATGCAGCTTCCCCGCCCTGGAATTTGGGCAGGTAGGCAGAGGCATAGCCAAGCCGACGGGCACTCTCGCCACCTGGCTTGTCGTAACCGGCGAATGCCCATGCCCGGTTCATCCGGGACTGCGCTTCCTCAACGCTTTTCGCACCGTTCAGAGCTTGGATAAGGCTCGGATCTTCCTGGAGGAGAAACTTTGCCTGCGTTTCGGGGGAACCGTTTCCGGACTCTCCGTTAGCCTTTGCGAACGACTGCAGCGCGGCCAGCCGCGGGCCACGCCATGACATGACGCCACCGGCCGTGCCAGCCTGCCCAGACTGCGAAGGGTCCGCCCATGTGCGGCCAGCGTTCTGAGGAGACCACCCGCTTTCGGCCTTTCCCGTTGCAGCTACCGCAGCCAGGCCATAAGGGTTGGTAACGCCGCCTTGTTTCAGCGTGTTGATAAATGGTTCGTATGTGGAGCCGTTCTGGCTGACATCGACCGGCGCCGGGTTGGTCGCGTTCATCTCTTGAGAGACGCCAGCCTGTTCGCCCGTATTCGGGGCCATTGACGACGAGCCGCCGGAATTGCCGAGAAGGCTGCCGATGAGGCCTTCGTTGTATGTGGTGTTCTCGGTCGCTGCGTTGTCCAGCCGTTTTTGCCGTAGAACGCCGCCAAGTGCATCGACTACACGAGCAGCGCCCTGCGTCCAATGGTCAACCGGGCTAGTATCGATCCCACCCATGCGCTTGCGGGCTTCCAGCGCCTGGAGCTGCTCAATCACATCGGGAGGGAGCTGCGCTTCGTTGCCCTGCCAGACGATGCCCTTTTTAGGGTCTAGGATGCCGACAGCCATTTATGCCATCTCCGTTGCGAGATCGTAGCGGACACGCTTGAAGCCATCCTCGCCAGTGCGAACAGCGTGAGGGATAGCCTTTTCGACTTCCTGCGCGATAAGGCCAATGTGCGTTTCATTGTCGCCGCGGTAGTTGTAGCGATAGACGAACAGACCGTTGTCCAGGATACCGACGCGGACGATGTTTTCCTTTGCATCCCGGTCGGAGAGGAGGCCAATGCCGCCCGATAGAAGACCGAAAAGCCCGCCCATTTTTGCAGAGGAAGCCTGCTGCTGAGCAGCGTAGTTGTTCTGGGACGCCTGCATGTAGTTGGGGCTGGAAATGCTGGCTGTAGGAGTTGATGCGAACTGCGGAGACTGCACCTGAGCACCGCTCATCAGGGCGCCGATCTCCTGCAGGGGCTGGTTTCGCTGCGCATAGGCTTCCTGAAGCGCCTGCGACCGGCCATTGAGGTAAAGCTCGTTGTAGGCGTCGTTCTTGGTCTGCCCAAGCTGCCCCATCTGCTGATCATAGGCAGCAGTGCCTGGCCGGATGCCGGACGAGATAAGCTGCGTTCTGAGACTGTCCTGCTCCTTCGCAAACCGCGGATCAAGCCGGGCCGATCCGAGTTCGTTCAGCCGGTTTTCGGCTTCTGTCGTATCGGCCGTGAAGGGCTTCGACAGGTAGTCGTTGAGGAAGCCAGACTGCGTGTTCGCCAGCTTGCCGAGGTTCAGGCTTGCGGAATCCGTCTGCGTCTTGATGGCCTGCTGCGCCGGGGAAAGCGAAGTGGTCGCCGTATAGGTCGGCGTGGTAACGGTCTTGCCGGTGGAGTCGACAAAACTGCTCTGGCCGTTCTTGGTATAGGTCAGGCTGCCGTCGGGCGTCACCTGATTGACCATGTTGACCTGCTGCTGGGTCAACGCGGTGTCTCGGTTGAGACCGGATTGGGCCGCGGCCTGAGAGGCGGCGGATTCTGGCTTGGGGGTCGAAACGATGGTAGCCTCCTATGGCCGGAATTTGTATTCTTCGCGAAGCAACCCGATGACAAAAGCGTCTCTGCCCGGTCCAAAATGGTTACGGAGAAGCCCCTCAACCTGCCCGCCAAGCCGTTCGGCAAAGCCGACGACTTCCGGAGCCTCTGTGAGGGCGGTCATGCGAATGTAGCCGAGCTGGTCGAAGACGTAGCGCCCGACCTCACGGCAGAAGGAGCGCGTCCAGCCACTGCCGGCGATGGACACGTGGCAATCGGTGCCTTCGAAGACGTTGAAGATGCAGCCGCAGATAATCTCGCCGTCCTGTTCGATGCCCATGGCGGTGAACGGTGGGACGAACCCCTTGCCGACCTTCTGGCTGACGAACAAAGCCACCCGCTCATCAGCGACGATCACGTAACGATGTCCCCGACTTCATAGGTCATGTCGATCCGGATGATTTCCGTATCCAGCGGGATGATAGAGCCGCTGGTGACCTGCCACGAGGGCGCCAGCGCATACCCGGAGGTTCCGACCGATCCCCAGCTCTGCTGCACCTTGAGCGTTGCCGTCCCGCCCCATGAGCTTTCTCCCCACTCTCCGACGCCCCATTCCGAGCCAAGAGGGATAGGAGCCGCTGAAGGCGCCGACGGGAGGTCGATCACGTAATCCTTCATCACGTCGAGTTGCACGTTCACGTCCTGGCTGCCGCGCATTACTGCCCGTGCCATTCTGGCAAGCTTCAATGACGCAGGGCTGCCGAGATCATCGAAGAGAGGGACATAAGTCGCCGTGAAGGTCTCGCCCTGGTCCTGCCCTGTCACATAGGCCTCGATGACCTTGCCTTCGGCCGATCCGAAGAACAGCCGGCCGTTGAAGATCTCGAGACACGTTCCGTCCCAGTTGGTGAACTTCGCCCATGCGCCGGTTCTGGCGTTGACGACATACATCTCTGGAGGCTGCTCATTGACGGTAGGGAGCGCAACCACCACCATCTGGTGTTCGGGCCACACGATGCAGTCCCAGCTAGCCAGGCGGGTCTCTACGGCCTCATTCCAAGCCGTCTCGATTGGGAAGGATACTGCCTTGGCCGAGAGGATCGAATAATCTACCTGCAATGCCTGCGAAAGCGGTACCAAGCCGATGTCAGTAGCCACGACAAGATCGCCGCCGGCACGGAAGAAGGACTTGGGGCCTCTGGGCTTGCCCATCTGATATCGGCCAACGCGCACCCAATCGGCGGCATCATTAGGGTTTCTGCCGTCGTAGATGACGAACTCGCCTTCATCGGAGACAAATGCGCAGGTGTCTTTCAAGCCGTTCCCGGCGTCCAAGGACCAGGTAGATCCGAACAGGAGCTTGCCACCCAGTCCGAACTCTGCGCCCATCTGAAAAAGCGTGGCAACGCCGCCGATCTGGTCGATAGGCAGATACCAAACGTTCAGGCTGTCTCTCTCCAGAAAGAATAGGCGGTTTTTGTACGCCCAGACAGAGGAGAAGCTGCTGGTTGAAATGCCCGTGATGCCGACGAAAAGCTGAACGGAAGTGCCATTGGCTTTCGCTGCGCCACCGCCACCCGTCAAGTTTTCGTTATCCTGGAAAGGGCCTCCGGTTACGTTTCCGAGCACGAGATACCCAGAGGCTACGGTTCCGACGACTTTGGTAATCGTGGCACTTGCGCCAGAGGTCGCGCCGGTCACGACAGCGCCGGCCGTAAATGCTACTGTGCCGCCGTCATAGTTGAGGCGGTTAACGTTCTGCCCAGTGATGGCGTAGAAGTCGGTTCCATCGTAGACCTGCATCGGATCAGTGCCGTTGACCAGGACGAGGAAATTGCCTCCAGTCGTGGAAAACTGCTCATCGATCCATTCGCCGCCGAGCGTCCCTTCGATGACCTCAAGGCCACCTGTCGAGAGCTGGCCGATAAAAGATCCGGTGTCGGTCACCAGTTCATCGCCGCCCTCGGTTCCGATCGTATAGTTTAGGGCGGCAACGATCACGGTAATGTCGTAGACGGTGTTTGCGGTCGCGCCGAAGAATTTCTTGTTGTTGCCGAAATTGTAGGTGAACAGCGCAGTTACAGGATCGGCACCGCTGCCGAGCTGAGCGTATGGAGCGCTGCCCTTGCGGATCTCGCCGCCCAGTGCGGTCGGGAACACGTTTTCCAGGACGTAGGCGCCCGCAAGCCCAGACGGAGGCGATGCAAGGTTCTGGTTGCTCACCCACCCGCCTGTAGGCGCCGGGAAGCTCTTCATTGTTGATGCACGCGGCTTGGCTTGCCGAACCGGCCTAAACGACATCAGGAGACACCCAGCGGGCGAGGATAGGCAAGGTTCACGTCGTAGGTGTTCCACGGGCTGCGCCCTATGCGCAGGATCTGCGAGCCCTTGTCTCTGCCGCTGATCTCCGCAAAGGCCTTCTCGAAATTAGCCTGGTCGGTCGCGGCCTCAAGGCGCTTCATCTCGCGCCATTTCCAGATCAGGCCGAGGGTTAGAAGCCTCTCGTCAAGGACGAAGCGGTCACTGTCCGTCTCAAAGCTGGTCTTCAGCTCGTTGTTTTCGGAGATGACGATGTTGTTGCTGACATAGACGAACTTGGCCGTGGAGTCGGCCGTCGGCGCCGGCACAAAGCGGAACTCGTTGCCGAGGATCGTCCACCCGCCAGGGGTAATCGAGCCGAAGCGCTCAATGTCCATCCGCAGCCAGTTGGATGCGCCCATGATGCGGGTATAGCCCCAAGCCCAGTTATTCCCGTCGTAGAGGCTGGAATCCACGAGCATGCGGTCATAGTCGTCAGGAAGCGGGAAGGCAGTGTCCGTCCCGTTCCCTGTGATCGTGTGGACAGTGATAAGCGCCTGCCAATCCGTTGACTTGGCTATGTCTCGAGCCACTTCGTTCGCCAGGTCCTGCATTTCGATGGAGAAAGCATCCTCTGCCGAAAACACAGTGCTGGGCTTGCGGCTGATGAGACGCACCGCTGCGGATTGGATAGCGCTCAGGACGGTCATTATTTAGACTCTTCCGAGAGTTCCTGCGCCGTCTGGACCAGCGTTGCATGCCCTGGGTTGCCCCGTGGGCTCTTGCCGGTCTTGTCCTTGATGTATTCCTTCAGGAGATCGTCCTCCCAGCTGTCGAACTCAGACGCCTGAGTATCGCCGTAGCCGAGATTTTCCTGGACGCGTTCGGTTGCCTGGGCAGCCGGCGCGGTGTGCTCCTTGCGGGTTTCTTCAAGCAAGCGGCGAAGCTCCTGGTTTTCAAGCGCAAGCTTGGTTGCGACCGCCGAGCCCTGGGCGTTGTCGAGATAGGCCTGGGCCTGGTTCTTCCATTCAAGGCCACCCTGCCCCATGGACTTCAGCGGCTGGCCGTCGAGCGATGCAAGAGACTCGGCCGTGTAGATGTGCAGGGACTTCAGTTCCTTAACCTTTGCCGGCGTCAGGAACGGCAGGTAGTCGATCGGGGTGCCGTCCTGCGTCTGCGTCTTGCCTGCCTTGAAGCGCTTGTACTGGTCGGCATACTTTTCCTTGTAGGTGCACGGGACGATGAAGCCTTCGTCGTTCTCCATGCCGCCGGGCGCTTCCGCCCATGCGGGGAATACGGGAGACTGGAGGCGGTCGCCACCCATGCGGATGCGGCACACTTCCATGTCGTCAAATTTGGGGCTGCCTTCCAAGCGGGACCGGGCTTCGTTGTGAACCGCGATGCTCTCGAATGTGACAACGAGCCGAGTGTCTTCCTGGGCCATCTTCGTTGTTCCTTGTCTGAGGGGTCAAAAGAAAAGGCGGGAGCCGAAGCCCCCGCCCGTCGATCGTTAAGCCGCGGTCTTCTTGAACCAGGCGTACTGATTGATCGGAACGCCACCGGTAACGGTGGGGGCGGTCCATGCGCCGGCGCCGGTTGCCATCGTCATGGCCGGTTCCGTCAGGATGGTGACGGCAGCGGATGCGATTGCGGCCGAAGCCTGTGCGAAGATGTAGGTGTGACCATCGACAGCCTGCATAAGAGTGCCGAGCTGTGGCGACGGAACCGCACGGCCACTGTCCCAATACGGGATAGGGCCGACGAGACCGCCGTTGACGTTGATGGACGAGCCCAGCGAAGGGGTTGAGGTTACGGGCATTTTAGGTCTCCTTATCGACCGTGATTGGCGTGGAAGCCATATTGGGTTTCAGCGGCCTTACGCGGCAGGATTGCTATCAAACAGGCGCCAGTTGAACAGCGGATTGCTCATCGTGAGTTCCCCCATGAAGCCCATGAACTGTGCGAGGGCGTCCTGGTTGATGGGCATCTGGCCGTCGCCGGGGAAGAGCTTGGAGCCCATCTTCCGGATCGGGTTGACGCGAAGGCGCAGGCTGTCCGAGTTCAGGCCGAACGTGGTGTTCGCCGGGATGGCGGAACCGATACCGCCGCCCATGACGACAGCGACTTCGCGACCGGCGCCGATGTAGGCGAGGTTGTTGAAGCCGAGGGCATTCATGCGGCCGGAGCCAGAACGCTCAGTGATGCGCTGCACAGCGACGAGAGCGGCGTCATATGCTGCATAGTGCTCATTCGACATCAGGAGGATGTCGGCCGACTGCTTGCCACGCGAACGGGCCATGAAGATCTGCGTGAGCATCGGCCGGATGGTCGCAGCAGTGACCTGGGTGCCGATCCCCGGGAATGCAGAGTTCGCGTCGAACGACGAGGTGCGCCACAGGGGATAGGCGGCGCGGTCGATGCCGCCATAGGTGCCCGTAGTGGTGACGATCGGAACAGCGGCGGCAAGGCCGGTGATCTGCTTGCCGTTGTTGGCGGTGCCGTCCGAATACAGGCCGGTTTCGATGGTCTCGGTCAGGGTCGTCTCGGCCACATCCATGTAGGATGCAAGAACGTCCATGATCTGGGCTTCGCCGGAGTTGTTGAGGATCTCTTCATTGGTGAGCGAGATCGGAACAGCCATCATCTTTGGCGTCCAATAGGCGTCGTTGAAGAGTTCAACCGGCGGATTGTCCAGGAAGTCGTAGCCGCTGTACCACTGGCCGGTCGGCTTGCCGATCTGCAGGGTTTCGCGGATGCGCGGGCCGGAATATTCCCGGATGAGGCCCTTCGACTTCATCAAGCCGATGAGCGGGATTGCGTTCGAGACGAGGTCTTCGTAACCGGTTCCCCGGTCTTCGAGGGCCATCGACAGAACTTGCTGGTAATGAGCAAGCGGATTGATTGCCATTGCGTTATGTCCTCTTTAGCCCACACGCGCCGCAGCGCTTTTCAGGGCGTCTAGGTTGGATTTGGGGACAGGTCGCTTTGACGCGGGGGTAATGCCCCCTGTAGGCGCACCTGACACGGATTTGAGTCCTGCTGGATTAAGCGGGATGTCAGCCGGTGCCTGGGTTTGAGCCGGTGCACTGTTTGCCGGTGTGAGCGGCTGGCTATTTTCGGCTGCGTTTGAGGCAGGCCGCAGTACGGAGGCAAGCTCGTAAGCCCCCTCCAGGTCCTTCGCCGTACCGTTCTTCAAGAGAACAGCGATGACTTCGGACAGTTCATCGAAACGGTCATGCGCTTCCGCGAATTCCCGAACGATATCTGGAGCCTTGGCAGCCAGTTCCATATGCTGGACCTTGGCTTCAAGCTCCTGAATTCGTGTGTGTGCCTGCTGGACGCGCTGATCCGGGTTTTCACCCATGATATGAGCCGCCACAGCCTGCAGATTGACCCCGAAATGGTCGGTGATCTTCTTGAGCCCTTCGATCGGATCGCGAGAGAACGCCTGTTCGATCTCGACAACCTGCTTCAGGCTCTCGTGGACGCCTTCCCGGCCGTTCTTACGGGCCAGGTCGTCGTATTCACGGATCTTCTCATACCGCTCTGCCGGCTCCTTGTATTTCTGGATGCCCTTCTCGTTCTCGCTGAGAGCGCGGTGGACTTCCTCCTTGATGGAGTCGGGAGCGGTTGCCCATTCGGACTTGGCGCGGTCGTTGAACCGTGCAGGCGCTTCGTGGTGAGGCTTCCGCCCCTCAGACGTTTGGTCGCCCTCCGTCTTCGCCTGCACGGTTCCATCGCTGGGTTTGTCCCCCTGCGATTCTTTGGATGCGAACTTCCCGCCATCGGCCCGAGGCTGCGGTTCAGCCTTCGTCTCGACCTTGGCTTCAGGCTTTGCAGCAGGCTTGGCCTTCTCAGCGGCTTCGTTGCGGGCCTTGACGGCCTCATTTGCGCGGCGAACGGCTTCGTCCGCGGACTTGGAGGGCTTGTCGACAGGCTTCTCAGCCTTGGGTTCCGGCTTTGCCTCTGGCTTGGGTTCGGCCTTAGGCGCTACCGGCGTCTGGCTGCCGAGTTCCGGCGTGTTTGGGGCTGGTGCATCGATGACCGCAGCGGAAGGCGCGGCCGGAGCAACAATTGCTTCGTCAGTCATTGTGGTTATTCCTGTCTGAGAGGAGGTGTGGTAAGTTTCTGCACTTCCAAAAGGAGCTGGATTGAATGCGAAACCCTATGAAAATGACGGTAACTGCTGGCCGTATTGAACCTAACTGGCTTCTAAATGATCTCTCTAAGTATGCTGACCTAATCAGGTCGTTTCCCGACTTCATCCCAGATGAACGGGATACCTACCGGCTCACTGCGGATGACATCGAGGCTTCAAATGCTAGGAACCAGTGGGAATGGGACCGAGATGAAATTGATCGTCCCATGATTGAGGCGTTTGAGGAGATGCATAATGCTCCCCGAGCTTTTCGCCCTACGAGAGCCTTGTTTCTCGCCATCGCGTCAATCTTGGCGAATGATGACTACCTCCAGCTTTCCGAAGCGGAGTTTGTCGCGCTGGTCATGAAAGCAACTGGCGGCTCGTCTACACCGGGTAAAGTCCGAGAGATGGTCAAAATCTTGCTGGATGAGGCGGGCTGTTAGGCCTTCTTTGCCTTGATGGGGATAACCTTACCCCAAGGCATCATGAGACCATCCGGGATGATCCATTTCTTGAATTCGTTATCGATTGCATCGCAGAGTTTGTTTGTATCGCTTCCTGCCCATACAGCGGCAGCGATCAGAGCTTCCTTCGCCCCGTCGCGAAATTTAACGCCGCTGTATTTTACGTCTTCCAAAAACAGAGAAACGATTTGAGAGATCCGCTGCAAATTTGTAATCATAGCTCACCTCCCTGGCAGATTTAAACGCGCTCGCCGGTATTGAAACGAGCCATGGCCTTTTCGATCGACTGCTTGATTGCGCCCTTGTCAGCCTTCGGGCGGACGGGCTGCCTTAGCCGGGCGGGGTCGTTCCCGACTGTCTCGTAACCACCTTCGCGGGTGATCTTTTCGAACGTGCTCTTGCTGGTGTAGTATTTCTGGTCCAGCGGGTGGAGGATTGGCTCCGTCGTATCGCTGATGAAGTACGGCACAGGGAAGGCGTCAGAGCGCGACTGAGCAACAGTCGGCATGCATTCCATAGGCCAGGCGTCCGGCTCGTGCCACGACCTGCAGGAGCGGCAGAAACGCTGTCTCATTCGTCACTTCCCTGTTCGGACTTCATCTCGGCAGACTTGGCGCTGATCTGGACACCCGCCTCTTTGGCTTCGATGTCGGACTCCGTCTTCTTCACGGTGCTTTCCGTGGAAACCCGTGTCTGTTCGATCTTGGTGCGCAGAAGCTCAATGTTGAGGACGCCTAGCTCGAGGTCCTGCTCGTGCTTCTGTGCCGCCTGCTGGGCTGCTAGCTGGATAGCTTCGACTTCCTTGGCCGTCTTTGCCGCTGCCAGTTGGGCCTGGTGATCGGCAGTTGCAGCCTTGATCTGCAGATCGGTCTGAGCGGCCTGCTGCTTGCGCTGCTCATCCGCTGCTGCCTGCTGCTGCTTGAGTTGTGCATCCGCCTGCTTGCTCTGGAGTTCTGCCTGCATCTTCGCCTGGTCCATCTGCAGGCGCTGCTGTTCCGCCTGTGCCGTTGCTTGTGCCGCGTCTGCTTCCGGGTTGGGCTTGGGTTGGCCGGCCATGGCCTTCATGCTCTCTGCGAACTCGTCAATGGTGGTGTCGAGTTCACGGCCGGCTCTGAACTGGCTTGCCACATACTTCAGCATGTCCGACACCAGCGGCGCCGCCTGCGGGATAGCCTGAACGAGCGGGAAAGCCTGCCCCATATACCCGCCGACCGATGTTATGAACTCCGTCGCCCGCTGCTTCTGGGCATTCTCGTCCGGCGCGATCGTGGAGTCTGTCTCAATGTCGAGGATGAACGGGCGAAGGCGCTGCTCTTTCAGGAACTCCATCACCTGGTCGATGGTGACGGTCTCGCCTACCTTCTGGATCTGCTCCTGGATCTGGCTGATTTGCTCTTGAGCTTGGCCCTGGAGCTGCTGAAGCATTTTCTGCGCTTCTTCCGGGTTCTGCTTGGCCTTTGCCATCATCTCAGGGTTATTCTGGGCTTCCTCGATCTGCTTCTTCACGCCGTCCGCGATGCCCTTTGCCTGCTCCTCAAGGTCCTTGATCTGCTTCTTGATGTTGGCATTGGTCGGCAGGTCCATCTGGCTCATGTCTTCCAGCGTCTTCTGCGAGAAGTTTTCAGCCATGACCTCGGCGGAGATGCGGGTGATGTCACGAGCCATGCGGACCAGCTCATCCTGGCGGTCCCGCACTCGGATGGAGCCGTACTGGCTCTTGAGCTCCTGCGCTCCGAGCGTCTCGTTGGCGTTGGTGGAGCCGCGCATGATGTCGGACAAGCCGGTGATCTGGTAAACGTCCTCGATCAGCAGCTTGCGAAGCTCAACAAGCCCCGAAATCGTCGTGGCAACCATGTCGATCGGCAGCCAGATGATCTGCTCACCCTGCCCACCGAATGCAGCCCAGTTGGCGATAGGGACCATGATGGCGGCATCGTCAGTCCGCTTCATGGCGGCTTCGATAGCGTCCCCAATCTCGCCGCCGCCGGGATAGAAGCCCTTGAGCTTCAGCGCGTCCGAGAGGGCAGAGATGCGGGCCGTGAGTTCGTTGATTTCGCTGATCTGGTCCTTGTAGTAGACGTAATCAGGGACGGGGATAAGCGAGCCCGGCTGCACGGTGGCATAGGCGGGGCGTGGGCATGGGAAGAAGCCGTCAAGCTTCAGGTGCGGATCATCGCTCTCAAGAACCTCTTCGACGCCCTCGGTGACCCATACAACCTTGTCTTCGCACTTGCTCCAGATTTCCCAGACGCCGGCCTTCTTGATCGGGTCACTGAAGCCGCGGTCCTTCTGATCGCGGTCATTCTCCTGGAACGATGCGTTCTCCCAGTCCTTGCCCTTGAAGCGCTCCTTCATCTCTTCAGGCGTCATCCATGCCCGACGAGCTACCCAATCAACCTCTTGCCACTTACGGGCCGGCGCGTGCAGGAAGTCGCGGCGATCGACATGCTCGATGCAGACGTGCTCACGCTTCTTGCCCTTGCGCTCCTCGTATCTGATCCAGGCGCTGCCCCTTGCAAGGCGCGTCAGGTCATCACGGATGAGCCGCATGGTGGAATCAATATCCTCCATCTCGAACGTGACAGAGGCTACACGCTCCAGAAGCTCCGATGCAGCACGCGGGATAGGCTTGCGGTTGCGGAACCTCGGCACGACGACCGGCACAGGAGGGCGCGAGTAGATCGACGGTCCCAGCACCTGGATATTGGCCCAGAACATCTGGAACTCACGGTCGCCTGTCGCAGTCCTCGCCAGGCGCTCCAGGTCCGCAAACTTCTTGTCGATGCTGTCGGAGATCTCCTGATACGGCTTCAGCGCCTTTTCAGCGTCCTCAATGAGGTTGAGCCATGCCTTCGACAGTTCCGGCTCGATGCTCGGATCATAGTCGCGCTGCTCAAGGTCTGCTGTCTCGGTCAAAGGCTGATATCCTGAAGTGAATGCCTGGTTTCATCCAGGTAAGGCCATGTGACGCGCCATTCGCCCGTCATGGCCCTGCGGATCGCTTCCGCTTCTTGGGAAAGGCCCATCGTTTGAAGACGGGATACAACCTCGTCTATGTCAGCCTTACGCTGCTCGCCTTTGACCTGCGCGAATGTTTTGCGGCTCATAGCGAGATCCGTTTCGTTCGCGTTGACATCGGAGGCGGTGGAGCGATGATCTTGCCGGGAGGAGCAATGCGGGGCTGCTCGATGATGGTCTCTGGTATCGTGCGCCATGACATCGCGAGATATCGGAACGCATCGGCCAAGTGGGACGACCAGTCGTGAACTTCAGAGGCTTTGAACGACTTCTTCTCGTCGTCCCATTCGCGCCGGTACTGCTCCAGAGCCGCAATGCCTTGGGCTTCGCAGTCAGGGTGGAACAGGCAGCGTGGGAGGGTCTGGCGAACTGCGTTGATGCCGTCCATCTTCGTCGCCATGGGCACGAGGAACGGCTTCAGATCGTATTCCCGCATGGTCTCTACACGAGTGCGGCCGGTGCCCCACTCCTTGACTTTGGCGTCGTGAGGCACAAAGTCCTGTCCGAGTATCCAGCCGCGCTCCCTGTGGCGCTTGTGGACGATATCCGCGTAATGGTCCAAACCGACGCCCGATTGGCTGTAGCAGTCCAGGATGAACACCTGAGACCCTACGACCTGAAACCACCAGATGCTGGTGTCGTCCTTTACCCCGATGTCCCAGGCACGGTGGACTGGCCTGCTGAGGTCAGGCTCGCACTCTTCAGTGATGCGCCCTTCCCTGCGGAGAGCAACCATCTCTCGAGCGTAGAAGGCGCCTAGGATCGCAGCGTTGAAGGACACCTCATACTCTTGGGCAAATTGGGCGGTCCCAATATCTTCGCCATAGAGAGCTTGGTATTCCTCAAGGCTTTCGGTGATCTGCTCGGTGGACAAAGCACCTGTGTCGTGAACGCTTAGGGTCTCCGAGAACCACTTTGGGTTCGCTTTCGCCATCTCATACATCGAATGAGCGTGGTTTCTTCCACGTGGCGTAGTAATGAAGGCTGCCCAACCGTTATTTTCTTCGAGCATCGGCCTGATGTAACCCCATGACGAGGGGTTCGCCAAAGCAAACTCAGAAAACGTTACCCCTGCGACACCTGCACCCACGAGGCTGTTGTACCGATCCGAGCCGATCAATTGCCACGTCGATCCGTTGACGAAGCGGATGAACATCTCCTGCTCGTTAGTGGTCTCACGAATTTCGTGAGGGAACGCCTCATCTATCCGACGCTTGCCAGAGTGTGGGTTAACAGCTGTCCAAAGCGCTTTCCGAGCCTGAGCATACTCAGGTAGAGCCGTCCAGTAGGTGGCCTGCCTCTCGAATGCAGCAACGGCTGTCCGGTGAAGCAGGACATCATCTTTGCCAGCGCGCCGATGCCAAATCCCTATTGCGCGTTTGCCGCCATTCTCCAGGTATGACCAAAGTGGCTTCTGATAGTCTCTAGGCCGCCAGCCATTGGGTAGGAAGACTTTCGACAATCTTGGCCCCTTTGGCTCGGTTGTCAGCCCTCGTCACGACCCGTAGATTGGTGTGTACGTGCAGCCCGCAAACCGTCTTCCCTTGAAGCGGGTAAATATGGTCCACCTCATGGAGGACGCCCGTTTCTTCTGTCAGGCGTCTTGCTTCTAGATAGAAGCGCTCGATCTTTTGCATGTCCGCCCAGGCCGGAGTGGCCTGAAGCTTCGCAGCCTTCCGCTTAGCAACGCGGGCTATGAACTTGTGTTGATTTTTCTCATACGAGCGGCGGACAATAGCTTTCCGGCCGTTCGGGTCATTCTCGATACGCTTACGCTGCGCCTCGGCCTTCTTAGAAGGGTCTGCCGCATACCGCTCCCGCTCGATCTTGAGGAATTCGTCCCACCGCTGTTTGCGTCGTGCCAGCGACCTTGCTTTGCCTGCCGCAACTTTCTCTGGGTTTTCCTCGCGCCATTTGCGAAGGTATTCAGACTTATTCACTGCCTAGCCTCTGGATGATGATTTGCAGCGGCCCGCCGCCTTCGCCTTTATGTTCGACGCTGGCAAGTTTCGCGTGAACGTATGGGGCGGCCTTCTCAGCGGCCCACATGCGATCCTTGGGGTCAGCAGCCTCATTGCGTAGGACGTCAAGCATGTACTCGAGAGGCGTCAGGCCAGCTTTAAAAGCTGCCTCTGCAGTCTCCCTGGTCTTCTCAGTCAAAGCGCCAGCAGGCCGGCCAGCACCATCGCGCTTACCACCACGGGCCATTTTGATTTCCTATGATTAAATTCAGAGCCGCTTCGGCTGCGTCTGGTCGACAATGGCGCCGATATCGGACCAATACTGGTCTTCTCTTGAGGCGCAGGAGATGAGCGAAGCTGTGATGAGCGCAGCGGCGAGGATGTGGAAGCCTGCTTTGCGCATCACATTTCCCCCTGATGGGTCTGGTATCTGTCTTCCCGCCCTGGAAGCGTCGTGTTGACCGCGAGCAGAGCGGAGAACGCCTAGCTTTGCGCGGTCATCGCTCTGGAACTGCGTCATGAAACGGTCTGGTGACCAATGGCCTTGAGCTGTGCGGATGTTGGCTTGCTCGATGAACTCTTCGTCTGAGACGGAGCTCCAATCGATCATATGCCGTCCCCCATACAAGCCGGCTAGATAAAAAGCGGCGAAAACGTCAAACTAACTTTGATCTCCTGTTGACTTCATACAAGTAGCTTGTATGATTAGGGCATCAACCAAGGAGATCGACATGACCAAGATCAACGCAGACACAGCAAGCGAATGGGTCAGCAACAAGAAGACTGGTACAGAGGCCTTGGTTGTCTCGCGTTACGTCGACACATTCAGCGGCAAGGCAAAGATCGAAGTAGCCGTGACCGGCATTATGGCTAAGTCACACCGCGCTTACTGGCTCGCCTCTAGCTGTGATGACCTGCATGCGTAAGGACTTTAGTTTTTACGTTGGTAGGTTGGCCGGTAGCAACCGGCTGGAGGGCCTTCTCCGAGAGCTTGGTGACGCCATCAACGAGGAAGAAAACGCTGAGATCTTACGCCGCCTCGGCACATCCTTGAGAGACATGGGCGGCATGACGATGAACAAAGCGAGAGAACTAAAGAAATGACCTCTGATGAATTCATCCGATGGCTTGCCGAGATGAAGGTAACGGGCCTTGCCCGCTCTGACGCCAAATGCGCAGAGTTGCTTGGCATTTCCGCTAACTCAGTCGTGTCGATGAAGAAGAACGGAGCCGATAGACGGACAGCCTTGGCTTGCCGTGCGCTTCTTCACCGTATGGAACCGTACTCCTGAAGATATCCCGCCAGGATGATGGCCCCGGCGGGTGTTTCGGCTGGCATCGTGAGGGCTTGCGCCTTTACCCCAACCCACCGAAATGTAATGGTTATTTCGTCCCTCACGGGAAAATCCCGGGAACTCTACGAAGGCTTTGGAAGGCATCACCCTTATTCAGGCAGGGCACTTAGGCGTTTGCGTCTTGTTCCGCGCTACCATCCAAACTGTGCACCATCGCTGGCGGTTGGTACGGGAAGGGCCAAAGGAGACGCTTGTCACCCAAGAACCGTATCATGCGCTCCGCACAGATGCAGCGATGTTAATCGCCCTTCCCGGTTAGTCGATGGCATTTGCGCCATCTATGCCGAGCCTACAAGGTCCCTCGGCGGTAATATTATAGGCACAGGAAGATCGCTGGGCCACTCAAGATGCGAGGTTAGTTGGCCTTCCCGGCCGGCTGCTAACCCAGTACAGCACCGCGCATCATCTTCCTGATCTCGTTGAGGCAATCGCCTCGAATTTGTGAGAGAGGCATCAAGGGGTAACAACTCCCTCTAGCCTCTCTCTGGCGCACCCCCGGAGAGGGATTGCTGAAATTGTGCCGTGAGGTCTTGCACGGCCAGCGAAACGTGGGGCTTAGCCACATCCAGAAGAGACCACCCCACCGCTAATCGCCAGACGCCATGTTACTGGCCCCTAAGTGGTTGCGGGCAAATCGCCCTAGTCTAAAATTACGGTAGAGTCATGGGCTTGATTTGGCAAGCCTCTTGTGCTCCAAAAGGGCTCGCAATCCCCTGACAAGCCACACGTTTCTTGCGGATAGGAGCCAGTTCCCTTTTCGTGAGCCACGCCCAGCGTTCGCCTCTGTGGATCTGAGACACACAGCATGGTCTGAATTTTGTTTTCATGCTGACCGCCCCTTATGATCCTTGAGGGCATTAAGTCCTCTCTTCAAATAGAGCATCTGCTGTGGGTGCATCCCTCTAAGATGGTCGAGGTCTAAGACGACTACGTTGTAGACTGTGGACTTTACCTGCGGTCCGTCTTCGCAGAGCAATAGGACTCTTTGGAGCTCCATCATCTTATTGGTAGCGCGCCGCGCCCTTGAAGCCTGGTCATCGGTCTGCTCGCCGTCATGCCCAGCGACGTTGAAAAGAGACTGGGCGCGAGGATTTGGGGACGGTGCTCCGGTCATGCGGAAATAACGCTCCACGACTATGGAAAATTCGTCGCCTGCCATCAACTGCTCTTCCGTGATCTTGCCGTCGAGGTAGATCCGTCCGAGGGTATAGCCGGCGTACTGCTTCTTGATCATGTCGTCGTTCGCTGCTTCCATGCCGTGGATTCTCCGCCTGGCGTCGATCGCAACCGACATGGTTTCCTTCTGGGTCTCGGAGGGTTTCACCTTGCCAGACGGGAACCTCTCGACGCCCTCCTTGCGCGGCCGTCCCGCTCCTCGGTTAGCGCGCTTGGTCCGCAGTTTCTGTGCCTTCGCCGCCATTGTCGTTCCTCGTGTGTGAGCCGCCGCTCGGATTAATTCGAAGTCTGCTTCATGCGCTCAATCTGTCTCGCTCTGCGGTTTTCCTTCCTCACCTCGTCCTGCATCGCCGGGTCGGAAGGCACCATCAGAAACTCATCCCCATTCAGATCGGCTAGGATGCCATTGGAAAGAACAGAGGCGAGGGCCTGCTTGCGTTCTCTCCTCGCAAAGCTCGACACGGCGTGCATCCAGAGGGCTACCACGATAAGCCAGACGAACACCGTCACTACCTGCTCTCCCGATGGCGTCAGGTTGTTGGCCGATCTAGCCGCGGCTGTGATGTCGTCGCAAAATGCTGGCAAAAGCCAGATCGCTAATACGTCCCACCTCATGCGCCATCCCCTTCTGTGCTGTCTTGGGAGAAGGGCTGGGGATAGGCTTCGATGGCCGCGGATATGGCAATATTGAGCGCGCCGATTTGGTCGTTCTCATCTTGGTACAAGGCGTTATTCCTTGCCCTATCAGCCTCGACCTTCATCTCGTTCGTCGGCTCCCTCGGCACAAGCACCTGACCCGATGCCTCAAGGTAGGCGCGGATGGCCAGTTGTGGCCTCTCCAGATACCGGCGCTTGTCAGCCCGACTAAGTCCGTCAAAGTCGCGGCCATCTACGGCTGCATCTGAGCGGGCCGCCGCCTCGATGCCCTTCTCGTGCGCGCTCATGCTGATGTCTCCTTCTGGGCTTCCTGTGCTTTCATCTTCTGGACGGCATGATGTGCGCTGGAATGGTCTCTCTTGCCGAACCAACGGCCTATGGCAGGGTAGGACATGTCAGGCCGTTCGCGCCAAACTGCATAGATCGCGGCGTGCCGAGCAGCGACGACAGGGCGCGTCCGTGAGTGCCCCTTCAGTGCCTTGACCATGATCCCCGGGAAGCCGAGCAGCACCTCGTCAACGATCTGCGATACAGTCCGGCGCTCGATGTTCACCAGCTCGATCTCGCCGGCCGCAATCATCTCCTGGATCTTGACCGCAGCGCGATAGGCGAAGACATGCTCCTCGAACATGGTGGGCGTGGTCTGCCAAGCTGGTACGGCCGGCGGTGTGACTAGTGCTGGCGGCTTGGGCGGCTCATAGCCTCTGTAGGAGATGAGCGTGACCACCTGAGAGGGTTGTGGCTTCGGCACTGCCTTGGGGTAGAAACACCGGGCTCTCACCGCCACAGCGTTTGCGCGCATCTCTGCTTCTGATGTGAGTGTTCTTGCCTGGATCATTGGGCGACCTCCGCTCTAGCGATGGCTGCGACTGCCTGAACCTGAGCACGGCCAAGTCGGTTGCTGTCGAAGCCCGGAGTCCCGCTGTTGCAAAGACCATCGTCGAGTGCTTCATTCAGTTCACGAAGCGCCTCAAGGAGATCTGTCACGACTGGGACGACAGGAACATCCTCCGAACTGGTGACCGATGAAGCGGCGCGATCTTCCAGCCATCGCTTCCGCCGCTGCTCTTGCACCATGCCAATCGTGACGTATTCTTCCGGGTTGTTCTTGATCACGCTGCTTCCTCCTGTTGCTGTGCTGGGGGAGCGATCATCGTGCCGCTTGCCCAGAAAAAGATGGACCCGATAGGCCAGGCCTTGCGCTTCGACTTGAGATGCGCCTCGTCTTGGGAGATCCCCGTGGCGATGATGCGCCAGCCCTTGCTGACGAGGGCTTCGATCCTTTCGGAATGGGTGATGCGCCAGTCTTTCATCAGCGGATACCCTTGCGAAATATACTCACGGCAACCCATGCAGCGACGATCCCGACAAACACTCGAACACCCAATTCCCATGGGTTTTCGAGACCTGATTGGAACGCCCGGCTAAAGCTATCTAACGATGCACCCAAAATAAAAAGAGCGCATGCCATACGCCTAGCCCAATCGTCCGTAGTCATGCCCCTACCCCCTTCATGAGCCCACGGGCGCGGGCTGCCATCTCGTTCATCGCCAGCTCCTCTCAGCACGTTCCATCTCAGCGCGGAGGTAGTCCTCACGGCTCTGGTTGGGCTTCGACACCGGCTGATATTGCGGCGTTGCATACTTCGACACCTTGGGCTGCTGGGGTTCCCATTCATCGTGCCATCGTTGGCCGTTGAGCCAGCTTGCCGGGTGCGCGTAGTCCTGGTAGTCGGGCTTGTTCGCCACGTATTTGGTGATGGCGTCGAGCATGACCTCCAGCGTGGTCTGCTTGATGGCCTTGTCGAAGGCCTTGAGGGCGTTGCCCTTGGCGATGCGGCGCGGGTAAGATTGCCAGAAGATGTTGAACTGCTCGTCTTTGGTCATTTCCACACCTCGATCTCGATATTGTATGCTGCTTTGATGATCTTCCGGACGCGGCGGAAGTCGCGGGTAATGACGCCCTTGACGTCGATCACTCGCAGACAACCGTCTTGTTCGTTGTCGATGAAAGCGAAGTCGGCCCGGTAGGTGCCGATGATCTCGCCGTTGACGATCAGCTCAAATTTTCGCTGGCGCTCGAAACCGGATATCTTTCCGGCGCGCTCAAGAAGCTTCAGATCGCCATAGACCTCAGCCTCGCGCTTGCTGTCGAAGGTGATGCCATCTACGACGGTGCGCTTGGCTCCGTATTTGTTACCCCGCTTCGGCTTTGCGATCTCCGTCTGGTATTGCTCGCGCGTGAGGACTTCGCTCATTGGGGCGGCTCCGGGAGCGGCATCCAATGCGTCGGCTGACTGCTGGTCTGGTAGATGACCTCTGAGCTATCGCTTTCCTCGTACCAGCCCTCCGGGGCGTATTCCTCCTCGATATCTCCGTACTCATCCGACCATGGGAGTTCTGTGTGGTAGCAAGCGGTGATAGTTCGCCACTTGCCATTCTCATTGCGATACCCAGCCAGAACCTTCGTGTTCTTCGGCGCGGTCTCAATTAACTGCCACTCGCTCATGCCTGCCTCCTGTTGCGCTCTTCCCGCATGGCTTCCCGCTGGCGCCGCATGTACTCGCGCATGTAGACCCGCCGGGCTTCAGCCTTACGGACTGCCCATTCGGTCTTGTATTTGACCAGCCGCTCCTTCGCGCGAAGCAGGTGAATTTCCTTCTCCACCTCTGCTTCAGTCCTGCGGGAGTGCGCGGCGATCTGCAGGTAGTCGTTGCCCATGCGGAACATCTCGAGCGCGTTCATTTGACCACCTCGAGCTTGCGCTTTGAGGGAGGCTTGCGCGGCCCATAGCCGTTCCCTAGAAGCTGATCGTCGTTGATGTGGCCTACTGGGTCCGATCGAAGCTGTGCCTGGACCTTCTCGACGCCAACGTTCACGCTTGAACTCTGGTAGACGCGATCGTTTGGGCAGTGGTCACAGACGACGAATACCTCGACAGGCTCGTCACTGAAGATCTCAAAGCCGCCGTTCACATCCATGTTGATGACAATCCGGTTCATGCTACCGCCTCCGCTGCTGCCTGGGCTTTCACCCGGGCGAGGTTGTCGTATCCTTCGATGGCATAGCCGAGAGTCTCGATGTGACGCTGATACCGGTCGCGCCATTCCTGGCTGCGCTTGGAGCCGTTGGCGTCTACCGTCAGGATCTTGTCTGCGCGGATCTCACGGAGATGTTCGGCTATGACGTTGGCGGGAGGGCGGGTCATGGACCTCACACCCTCGTTTCGGGTGACGGGGGTTGCGGTGCCTGCTCTACCGGGGGCGAGAGGGCTGCGCGAAGCTCTTCGGCCAAAGTCACGTGATGACGCCGCACGATGGTCTCGCGGTTCCAGCTTTGGGTAAGTTCCTGCACCAGTCGGTCAGCGAGTTTCGATGACGGCAATGGGCCGCGGGCGTTCGTGTCAGTCGCCGTGGCAGGGCGACGGACAACGCATAGGTTTCCGTTGGATAGGTGATCCGCTAGTTCGGCAAGAGTCGTTTCAAGCTTCTTGCCTACGATGCCACGGCGGCCTGCTTTGACGACAGCCATAAGCCAGTCATCCATCAAGTCGTCATCGACGCCTGTTTTTCCTCCAAGCCACATCACTCTTCCCCCGTTATTTTCGTTTCGGGTGCGGGTGTCTCGACCATCAAGAGGACGTGCTTCTCGTAGTCTTCCTGGGCGGCGGCTTGGGCGGCTTCGAGGGTCGGATAGGTCTGAATGACCCCGTGTATTTTGGGGTGAAAATGACGGCCGTCTCGAAGCAAATCCCATGCATCATGAAACTTAGGGCAAGCGTAGCTGCCGAACGGATGCCTGGCCTCAATCACGTCATCGAGGATGCCATATTTCCATTCCAGCGGCTTCACCCGCAAATGTGCCTCGGGTGATGGGGTGGCCTGCTCTGAGTTGCCCTGGTTATTTGTCATGCTCAGTCCTCGCCCATGATCCATTCGGCCCTATCGGCCCACTTGTTGGCTCTTGCTCTCCAGCGCTTGGCTAGCTGCGCGCGCATCGAAGTGGGCAATCTTCTCATCCAGCAGAGCCAGACGGGTACGGAGTTCGGTCTGTTCACGAAGGGCTTCCTCCTGGAGAGCGGCCTTTAAGGCTTCCATTTCTTCTGCATCGATACGCTTGGCTGTTCCCTCCCAGAGGGACCGCACACGGCGCTCGGTAAAGTCCTTGCGGACACGTCGGGAGATGAAGCGGTGCGCCTCATACAGCGCGGCTTTGACGCTCCCGTATCGTCTTTGGGGGAACGCCTCCCTGAATAGGGATTGGGCGTAGTAAACGTCGCTCATTGGCTTGCCCTTGTTAGACTGGCTTTTGTCATGCTTCGACAACCTCATGTCGGTCTCCTGCGCTAGTTTCTCCTTGTTCAAGAGGAGCTGCAGATGCGCAGGATCGAGATTAGTGGAGAGATCACCGGCCATGACGCCAATCAGGCTAGCGATCTCTCCAGGTCCGCCGCTCGCGGGACCTCAGTTATTCCATTCGTTCGCAGGGCCAACGCCGCCGCCTCGGTAGGCCTTGCCGGCGCTGTCGAGACCTCCTCGGCAGCGCCATTCATTGAGTTAGGAAACGCCGTCGCTAGTGTTGTGATGAACCTGCGTGGTGGCTTTCCGCGTATTCTGGTACTCGCCCCAGTCGGAGCAGGGGAGGACTACGACGACTGGGACGAGCTATGACGCGCCTAGGGGAGGCTCAGCGCGTCAATGGGTTAATTCGTGGCGAACAGGTCGCGCTCCATGGCGCGGTGGGCTTCGAGAGAGGCCATAACCTCATCGACCTGCGCATTTTCATCGATGTGGTTTGCCCTCAGGGCGAAGCTCTTTCCGATGATGACGCCGGCAAATGCTGTGACGACGCCCAGTACAAAGGAAATGGCGGCAATGAGAATGTAGAAAAGCATGACGGCCTCCTGGGGCTTTGGGTGGATGGGTTATGCGAAGGTGGCCGGGCGCTATTCACTGAACGAGATGGGCCCGGCCTGATAAGGTGCGGCGTGTTGGTGGGTCGCTACTTCATTCGGCTATGCTCCGTTGTTGGGGATGGGGCTTGGAGGCGAAGGGAGCGGCATCCAGTGGGTTGCCTGACCGTGAAGCCAACCGCCTCGCGTGGAGCCGTAGAGACCCGCCTCATATTCCCACTCGCGGCGGAAGCTATCCTCCCAGCCGAGCAAAACAGGAACGTCCTTTGGAGCCGTTTCAATAGGCTGCCACTGGATGCTCCGGCGCTCAGCCTCGCGGAGGCGTTCGATCTCCTCGGCCTGCTGGTTGATCGTGGCCTGCAGCGTTGCCCGCCAGGCGTCGTCGGAGGGGCCTAGCCGGCCGTTGAATGCGTCGTAGTCATCCTGATGCTCACGCTGCCACACTACGCCGGACACGAAGGCGACCTGCAATCCAGAGCGGGTGGCTACATCCGGCGCGCCATGGGCGTATTCTTTTGCCGCCGTGATTATGGCGGCGTCAGTCAGGGCTGCTTCGGTGTTGGTCACTGGAGTTCCCCATGAATGGAGGGCGTGGAGGATATGCCGCAGATGCGAAGCATCTCAGCGCGCCGGTCATCCGTGATCGGAAAATCCGCAGGGATAATCCAATCCCGAGCGCCAAAGCAGATATGCGAACTGTCCCGCTTGCACCTAGGCGCCTCCGCCAACGCTTGCTTTCGAGTCGAGCAATGGCCGAACATCTCCAGCCCTTTTAGGATAGCTTTCTCGTGATAGACGCCAGCCGCGCACGACCCACAGGGCATGTCTTCCGGCCTATCTTCGTGTTCCCCGAACGACGCGCTCATTCCGCAGCCTCCGTATGCTTCGCCCTTGCTGGTTTCCGTCTCACTGGGATGTCTATGCTTAGGAAGTCATTGGCAGTGACCACACCCGCCGTAGCGGTTGCGATGCGCTCCATTGCCTCCCTAGTCGGCCAGCTCTTGTCGCGTCTGATGCGACTGATTTGGGACTGCGACAAACCGACGAGCGCCGCAAAAGCGTCGTCAGTCATCTTCTTTTCCTTGAGGTAGGTTTCCAGCTTCATGCACATATTAATGCATCCCATGCATATGCATGTCAAGCCTATTTATCCATGCCATGACATTCATTTTTTGCGCTGAAAAGGTAGAGTCCCGCCATGGCACCGGTCCCGAAACCAAAGCGCGAGCGCACAAAGCATTTCTTCAAGGAATGGCGGGAGCACTGCGATCTGACGCAGGAAGAAGCAGCGGGACGGCTCAATTGGAGCCAGTCCAAGCTAAGCCGGATTGAGGCGGGAGCCACGCCGTATAATCAGGATGATTTGGAAGCTGCGGCAGAGGCTTATGAGTGCAAGCCCTGGCAAATTATCAGTATGGACCCATCCGAAGAAGGAGATGTAGCGGACCTTGTCCGCCTGCTCAACGAAGCTCAACGCGACCAGGCGGTACGAGTCCTCAAAGCTCTGACTGGCACGGCCTAGCCAATCTTTTTCGAAATCATCACGAAATCTTGCTGTAGAGAGACGCGCCATTCACCTCCAAACAGTTCTCCCATCAATCCGGCGATCTTAGCCGCCTTGGTCTGACACTGTTCAAAGCTGGCCGGTTCTTTCGCCGACGCCGCTACTGGTCCTATCGCAGCCGCTATGGCTAACGAACGTATCATCTCCCGCCTTTTCATTGCTCCACCCTAGTTGATTTCCTGCCCGTTCCTACTTTGTCCCTGGGATTTTGCATTAGCAAGCGTGAATCTTGTTCATCATGACGCCGATATGACTGTCATTAGTTTTTCTTTGCGATTTTCTTCGCTCAGAAATTTATTGCGATTTTTGGTGTTTTTAGAAATGTCCCAGTTTAGATCAGTAGTCTGCAGGTACAGTGTACTACAGTTAACCTCTTTCTAATGGTCTGCCACTGAGTTCAGTCCGGTTCGAAGACACAGAAAGCCCTATGCACCGATAACGATGCATGGCTTCTGGGTCATCTGCCACTTGAGACGAGTCTCGGACATACGACACATCCCCGCTACACCATATGACGGTGCATTGCCCTTGCGGTTCATGCTGTTGTTTCTATCGGCCTGGGTAGCCTCATGCGCTGGGTCAACAGTCCCTTGTGCTTACGCAAAGCCCTCTGGTTTTGTAAGCGGACCAGCCCGCACGTCACACCGCCTCGCACTCTCGATCGCAGACGGGCCCAACAGTGACACCGGCATCTGCAATCAAAGACTTGATGTGAAGTGACGAATTCGCTATAACGTCACTACTGGACCACCAAGCCTATTTCCAGTCGCGCCCCGGAGCCTGCACAGCTCGCGGGGTTTTTCCGTTCTAGCTCAGCGATTCGGACGTTGCAAGAAAAATATGCTTGTGATGCATGTAGCTGTTGACGGTCGCATGCATCCAATGCATAATCTCCTCATCGAACACAAGCAAGACGCCGCCGCCGGCGCTCTTGCGCAACCGAGGAGACGGACATGAGAACTTCCCGCATTGGACTGATGGCTGCTGCAACTCTCGCAGCTTTGGGCGGATCGCATATCACCCTCGATATGAGCGTCCCGGAACCTGCAGCCGTCCGCAACAAGCACAGTGGGTATCGGAAGACCGAGAACGGCATCTACCGCTGCGGTGCTGTCGACCGCAACAAGTACGACCGCCCCCACTGCGGGAAGCGTCAGCAGGCTCGGTATGCCCGCCAGCTGGCCGCCGGTGAGATCAGCTTCATCCATCACGGGCGTCGCGCCGCCTAGACCCCACCCCCCGAGCCACCCGGCTCTCGCCACCCGAGGAGAACGCAGATGCCGTTTGTAACTCGCTTCCACATCCAGCGCCTGACCGACACGAACGCCACGGAATTCTACACGATCTTCGCCAGCCAAGATGACTGGACCCGTGACGACATGGACGCGGTTGAGTTCTCCAGCCGTAAGAGCGCCCAGCGCCGTGCGGATCTTGTCGGCGGCGAGGTCTGCGAGTTCAGCCGTCCAGCGACCGCCTACGAGGCGATGATGCTGGCCCGCTCCACCCCTCCCCATTCCATCCACGAAGCCGCGTGAGGCCCGACATGAACGCCACCCGTCAGAAGAAACTCGAATACATCCGCAGCTTTGGCCAGTTCGCTTTGCAGGAGGCAGTTGCTGCCATGCTCCGTCGCAAGGAAGCCCCTTGGCTCACCGACGAGCAGATCGACGACATCACCGAGCAGATGGTCTCCGACGCCCGCTGGACGCAGCACAACAACATGCGCAACCGCAGCCGTGTCCACGCCTACGTCGATGCAGGCCCTGTCTCTGCTCATGCAGGGGAGCGCGTCTGATGGCTTACGGCGATTACAACGGCCCTGACAAGGCAGACAAAGGCAAGGAAGACGGCTCGTGCAATCGAGGCCGGTGCCAGTGCTCACCTGCTCGTTGGTACAACCATGGTTCCTACGCTTGGTACTGCGACGGCTGCAAAGACCAGATCTATGACGATTGGGGTCAGACCGTTTGGAAGATCGATTTTCCGAATGCCGGCCATCCAATGTTCGAGACTCGCGAGATGATGGATGTGCGCAAGGCTACGGGTTCTGTTCTGGATGCGGGGAACGCAGCATGAGCGCGAAGCCAGCAACTCCAGAGTTTAAGCGCGGCGATATTGTTGCCTACGTCGATCACCATGGCCGGCTCCAGACTGGGGAGGTTCGAACGATTTCGGCCAGATGGGTTTGGAGTGATGAGCCCCGCATCTCATACGATGTTCACCACCCAACCTACCGGAACAATCGGTTCTATGCGTCCTCCGAGGACATAAAGGGGCTGGCCGATGTCTGAACTCACCCCAGCGAAGACAGCCCTCCAGCGCGCTCACGAGATCAACGCCCGCCAGAATGCGGAAAGGCTCCGTCTCAGCAACGCGATCAATGAGGCAGTCGCGCTCGTGGCGATGCTTGTGCTCGTCGCCGCATCATTCGCCTACTTCGGTGCACCACAGATGCAGCATTGGGTAAAGGCTAACCAGGAGAACTACCATGTCGTCAGCCGTTGAAATGAAGTGGCAGCCAATCGAAACCGCGCCGAAGGATGGCGACGATGTTCTGCTTTACGATGGGTTCGGCGTCTGTGTGGGTGCCTATGATGGTGACATGCCATACGAGGATTTCCTTACCATCTGTGAAGATGGTGAAGGCGAAAAAGAGTGGGCAGAGTACCTAGAAGAGTTCCCCGGCCAAGGTTGGATAAGCCACGAGACAATCTCAGGCGATTGCGTGTTCATGGCGCCCAGCCACTGGATGCCGCTTCCTGCGCCACCCTCCCTTGCGGAGGCCTCCAATGCTTGACCCCACCCAACTCCGCCGCTTCGCCCACCAGTGCCGCACAGACGCGGTTGAATACCGAGAGCTGGCGTCCACCGTTCTCCGCAGAGATACCCGTGAGCGCCTGCTGATGAGCGCTGCGATCCGGGAAGATGACGCCGAGTTTTATCTGTCGAGAATCAAAATCATGGAGGCTGCAGAATGACATACGTTTATCTCGATATCGAGACAATTCCAGCGCAGTCGGAAGACGCCAAGGCCCGTGTCGCCGCCTCTGTCAAGCCGCCGGCAGCCATGAAGAAGGCTGACACTATCGCAGCCTGGGAGAAGGACGGCAAGGCCGGCGCCGTCGAGGATGCTATCGCAAAGACCTCATTCAGTGGCGCCTTCGGACACATCTGCTGCATCGGCTGGGCTATCGGAAGCAGCCCAGCTGCATCCCAGGAAATCCATGACCCAATGGACGAGGTTGATATCCTTGTGGCGTTCTTCGACCGAGCTTCTCGCGATATCGGAAACGGCTTCCCCGTAATCGTTGGTCACAACGTCGTAGGGTTCGATATCCGTTTCATCTGGCAGCGCGCCATGGTTCTCGGCGTTCGTGTCCCGAACTGGTTCCCGCGCGACCCGAAGCCATGGGACGCCAGCGTATTCGACACCATGACCGCATGGGCAGGCGCCCGCGACACGATCAGCATGGACAACCTTGCTGCAGCTCTTGGCCTTCCAGGCAAAGGCGATGTGGATGGGTCGATGGTCGCTCAGATGTTTGCCGATGGCAAGTTCGCGGAGATCGCGGACTACTGCCGGCAGGACGTGGAGCGCACCCGCTCGATCCACCGCAAGATGATGGTCAGCTTTGGGGAGGCCGCGTGATGCCTACAGCAGAAGACGTAAAGATGCTCTTTGCAGAGTTCCCGAGGGAAGCGATCAGCTGGCGCGCACAGTCCCTCACCAAGGACGGCGAGAAGGCCATGGCTCTAGCTTACATCGATGCTCGAGATGTGATGGACCGGCTTGATGACATCTGCGGCGCCGATGGCTGGCAGGATCGCTACGAGTTCAGTGGCGCTCGTACGATCTGCTACCTGTCCATCAGCATTGATGGACAGTGGATCACGAAAGCCGACGGCGCTGGAGACACGCAGGTCGAAGCCGAGAAGGGCGCTATCTCTGACGCCTTCAAGCGCGCTGCAGTGAAATGGGGGATTGGCCGTTACCTCTACGCGCTCGATGCGCCGTGGGTGCCGTGCGAAGTCTCTGAATATGGTGGCAAGAAGCACTGGAAGCGTTGGAAGGGCGACCCGTGGGACTTCGTGAAACAGGCTGGCGTGAAGGCGCCTAGCTCCGCTTCTCTCAAGAGGCAGCTTGCGGAGATCGATAAAGAGCTTCTCGACTGCGGCTCAATCCTTGCCGTCGACAAGTGCGCGCTGCAGTGGAAGCAAATTGCCCTGAAGGACGCATGGTCCAAAGAATACAAGCAGGAAGCCGCCGCGAAGTTTGAAGCGAAGCGCAAGCAGCTTGCCGAGGCCCCTGACGATTTCCCCGGCTCCACTGGCATCCACAACGCTGCCGGACGTGAGCTTAGCCTGGCGGAGGCTGGGTAATGGCGACGAACAACAGGATCGTCGAGACGGAGCAGGCGCGCGACATGCTGGTGAAGTTCATCCAGAGCCGCCCGCTTCCCTTCACTGCCACCCTGACCGACGGCAAGCACCGGACCAATGACCAGAACAGGCTGCAGCGCTTGTGGATGGTCGAGATCGCCACGCAACTCGGCGACCGAACCCCGGAAGAGACCCGGGGCGAATGCAAGCTGACGTTCGGCGTCCCGATCCTTCGCGCGGAGAACGACGCATTCCGCGCTCGCTATGACGAGGTGATCAAGCCCCTGCCATACGAGATGAAACTGAAGCTGATGATGGAGCCTATCAGCTTGCCGATCACCTCCATCATGACGACACGGCAGAAGACGGCCTATCTCGACGCGATCCACCGGCACTATTCGGGGCTAGGCGTCGAACTCACCAACCCCGAAGACCTGAAGAGGAGAGCAGCATGACCATCACCCCCGTCAAGGCTCACTCTAGAGGCAAACCGGACCCATTTGCCCCTGTCATCGAAGCCAAGCGCCACCGGTTCCGTAGCAAGTGGGGGCTAGAGATCACAACCGCTAACGACGACAAGCCGAAGCAGGAGAGCGTGATTGAGCGGTTCCTCCCGTGGTTCAGGAGGCGCACATGAGCGCGCGGCGTAAGGAGTTCACAGCCAAGATCAGGCTGCTTGCCTTCGCGCGGTGTGCCGGCAAGTGCGAGAGCTGCAAAGCCACGCTGAAGGTTGGCGAAGGCGAGTACGACCACATTACGTCTTATGCGCTGTCCGAGGATTCGTCGCTCTCCAATTGCCAGGTTCTGTGCGTTCCTTGTCACAGAGGCGTCGGCGCGAAAACTGCGCAGGATCAGAAGCGGATCTCAAAGGCCAAGCGTACCGAGGCCAAGCATATCGGCGCCCGTCCTGCCCCCGCCAAGCCTCTCCAGAGCGCTCCCTTCCCACAGACGGAGAAGGCAGCCGCACGACAGACGAAGACACCCCTTCCACCGCGGCAGCTGTATCAGCCCGCACCAGTTCAGGAGATGAAGCCATGAAGCGCACACCCAACATAATCCGCATGACGCCGCAGTGGCTGCGAAGCCTGAACGAGAACCAAGCCAGCCACGACGGCAAGGTCTATTATCCGTCCCGACCGATGGGGTTCTGGTCTTTTCGGTATCGGGCCAAGGCGGCCTTCATGGTCTTCAAGGGCGATGCCGACGCGCTCGTCGGGCCGCCACACGCTCATCAGGAGCCACGCCCATGACCAACCCCACAGGAGACGCCCTCAAGGCGAGCGCAGCGCGTGAAAATGCACTGTGCAAAATAGAACTATCACGCGCGTTGGCTTCCGCTGCCCTCTCCCCGGTAGAGCAGGCCCCGCAGCCGGTAGTCGTCACACGCAATGAGGCTATCAGCTTTCTTGAGGGTGCCTGCCGCAACTGGCGACATGTTCCCGAATTGTCGGACGATGACATTGGCGATGTGGCTACCGAGTTGATGCGCTTCGTTAGCAAGCGCCCCGCCCCGCCCGAAGCGCCCCCGGTAGAGAGCCAGGCGGCGGAGATCGATACCGGCGATTTGCCTCAATCGCCATGGCCCGCGTCTGATTGGGCTATCGACCGCATCAAAACGCTTGAAGACGCTCTAAGGCCATTCGCAGACATTGCGGATTTCTTCGATAGCGAGACAGAAGGGTTTGACATGACGGACACACTGCAGCTCGTCATCGAGAATGACGAGTTCCCGAAATACCATGTCAATTCATTCGCACTGCAGCGGTTTTACACGGCCCGCGCCGCCCTCGCGGCGGAGGGCTCAGAATGAGCGAGAAAGTAACCCTTGGTCAGGCGCGGAGCAAACTTGGGCTTTGGTTCTTTCGCGATCTCAGCGACGAGCAGCGCTTTAAGCTTTTCCGCATATTTGGCATGCCTGACGCAGAGACCGCCAACCACGGATATCAGGCTATGGCATTGTCGCACGTGGTCCGGCTGCTCTCGGTCCAGCCCCACCCCGCAGACGAAGGGAGCGAGACATGACGCAAGCCCTCACGCCGGCACTGCTGGCAAAGCGCTGGCTTTGCTCGGAGCGCCACGTTCGCAACATGATTACGTCCGGAGAGTTGCCGTCTTTCCGGCTAGGCGGGAAACTGCTTAGGATAAGGCTTGAAGATGTGGAGAATTTCGAATGCCAGAATGGAGGATCACCAGACTCAACGGAGAGTTCTGCGTCACTTGGGACGATGAAGGCGGCATCCGCAGACGTTATCGCCTTGGAACGACCGATGCAAAAGAGGCGGCCCGCCGCGCCACGTCTAGATATGCGGAACTGACGCGCCCGAAAGGGTCGAAGGTCAAGGACGTATGGGCAGGCTATTGCCACGCGAAGCAAGGCCTCGCTGTGATTGCCACCATGAAGCACACATGGAAGGCGCTGGCCCCCCGCTTCGCTGAGATGGAGGCCACTGCCATAACGGTCGATGATTGCCGGGCCCATACGGCTGACAGGCGTGCGGCCAAGATTAGTGACGGCACCATCCACACGGAGCTAGGTCATCTGCGCATGACGCTCAAGTGGGCAGAGAACAACGGGATGATCGCGCGCGCTCCTCATGTCGAGAGGCCGTCGAAGCCGGAGCCCAAAGACTATTACATCACCCGGGCTGAGGCCAAGCGTCTGATGGACGCTGCTAAGGTTCCGCATATTGCGCTGGCAATCCGGCTGATGCTCACTACCGGAGCGCGGGTGACCGCAGCTCTTGAGTTGACATGGGACCGTGTCGATTTTGACCGTGGCATGGTGAACCTCCGCAACCCATTTGACTCTTCCCGGCGGAAGGGCAGGGCGAGTATTCCAATGAACGATGTGTTGAGAACCGACCTCGAGGCTGCCAAAGTCAGCGCTCTTTCGCCATTTGTGATAGAGTGGGGAGGCGTTCCAGTGAAGTCGATCAAGAAGGGTTTGAGGGCAGCGGCAATCGCATCCAGGTTGCCAGATGTGACGCCTCACGTTCTCCGTCACTCGGCGGCTGTGTGGTTGGTAGAGGACGGGCATCCCATGTCGGAAGTCGCCCAATTCCTCGGACACAGCAACACCCGGATGACCGAAAAAGTCTATGGCCGATATTCGCCGGACCACCTGCGCACGTTGGCATCATCACTGAGCTTTTGATGACATAGTGCTCCTTGGCACACTGAACCGAAAAACAAGAACACAGGTTGAACATCATGCCCGAAACAGCATGCAGCGTAGCGCTCCTTTCCCAGAGAACCAAGGCCTGCGCACAGGGGAAATATGTTGACATCGTAGGGGTCACAGGTTCAATCCCTGTTACGCCCACCATCCGATCTCTTTGATGAGAAATAACAATGGCTTCCCTCCGGGAAGCCTTTGTTGTTTCTGGGCCTTGCTACAGGCGCCGTCAGTACTCCCCTCGTGCGCCCTCTCCTCCCTTGATGAGCGGCGCCAGCTTGGATCCGAGCCATCATCATCTTCAACCCCTGCGGGTTTTGTGGCTCCTCAGACCATAGTGTTTCCCGCTAGATCGTACGTTTTCGAACAGACCCTGAAACAAATTGCAGAGCATGCTAATTTTCATCAACCTAATCGTGTGGGGAACGGAAATGGAAGCTGAGCATGCCAACTTCGAAGTGTTGCTGCTGGAAGACCAGGCACTGATCGCGATTTATGTGGAGGAGCTCCTGCACCAGGCGGGCTTCCAGACTGTCAACACGGTCTCATCCTGTTTGGCGGCGGCCGAATGGCTGCAATCCCACACTCCGGGGCTGGCGGTCATAGAAACGCGGCTGCGCGATGGCCAGTGCGATGCAGTCGCGCAGATGCTGGAGAGCCGCGGCGTCCCTTATCTGGTCCACACGGCCGGCAGCGAACGCGGCGACCCGAGCCATGGCTCCCTGCAGCAGACCTGCGCCTGGCTCCCAAAACCCTGCGATCCGGATGACTTTCTTGCCGCCATCCGCCACTGCCTTTCCGAGTGCGTTGTCCACTGAGCGCGAAGCAGCGCGTAACCGCACCGGAAAAACCCCTAGCCGCCGCTTGCCCGGTTGAATTCGTTCACCCATTTCGCAACCGATTTGGTTACCTGTAGCCCTTAGACTGCGTCGATCGTCACGGGGAGATGCGGCATGGCGCAGTACAAAGATTCGACGCATATGGTCGAGGTGAAGTCCTGGGCCTTCGATCAGGACTGGAAGCCGGGCCAGGTCGTGCGCAATCCCGGGATCTACCGTTGTGCCACCTGTGGCGACGAGACGGTGGTCGAAAAGGGCGCGGCGATATCCAAGAATCATCACGAGCACACCGTGCTGGGACCGGTTGTCTGGCGCCTTCTCGTGTTCGCGCAGAAACATCCTTCGCGCGGCTGA